AATGGACCCGAACCATTGTTGACCGTATCCGGAACCGGGTGAGGAGAGGACGCCTCGTCCTGGAACGTAGACGGCCGCGTGGCCCCAATCTTTAGTCGTTCCACCGATGGTTCCAACCCATGAATAAGAGATGGGAACTACGGCGTCGTTGTTTGGATATTCTCCAGGGTGCTGGACCGAGTTGTCCCATGCGGCTCGTGCACAATCGTAATAAGTCACCGGGGAACCTGGAAACACTCGTTGCTGGAATCGGAGACACCATCCCGCGTTATCCTGGGCGTTGAGGTCGATTGCTCGGCCGTTGTTACTCCATGACATTATGCGTCCTGGCCTGGGATTGGATAAAGTTTTTCAACCTCGGCGCGTGCATCGGCCCAATCCTGTTCGGTTTTCTCGCCACGTTGCCATTGGAAGAATACGGGGTCAGAGATTCTCTGGTATCCGACACGGCGGGCCTCGATGGCGGCTTCTTTTTCGCGGGCGGGTTGTTCTTTGGCCCATGCGGCGCGTTCGGCTTTTTCTTCTTTGGTCATCGGCCGTTCGATGATGATGGTTCTTTCGTTTTCCATGATCGTTCCTTAGTCGTTGTAACCGAATACTTGAATGGTTCCCGTGCCGGTGTTTCCCGCACTCGGGAAGAAAGTGAATCCGTCATATGATGCGCTGGTAATGTGTGCAACTCCAGATGAGTAGAAAGCATAGTTAGTTGTTGTAATGCCGATACCGTTAGAAACAAGTGTTGTTTTCTGAGTAAGAAACGGGTTGAAAACGTCTAATGTGGCAGAGTAAACATTAGAGGCAGAGTTAGAGGCCTCATACACTACAAGTGAAGTTCCAGAACCACCGGCAAAAGCTAATGCTCCAGAGGTATCTGAGCGAAGTCCGGCGCGAAAATAGGTTCCAACTCCGGAAGCGTCAACGCCGGCGGCACGGAGCCTAAATTGCATACTTGTCGAAATACTTTGTGAATCTTGAATAATGTTTATTTTGTAGTTTCTATAATTTGCAGAGAAAACACCATTGAGACTAACGGCCGTCGCGCCCAAGAATGAGACGACACCCAACGCATTCGCGGACCCCGTACCGGTAGCGATAACGGCGGACACGGGTTGAATGGGAACGAGGCCAACCTGGCGGGTGTTTGATGTCCACCCCGCGGCGTCAAGTCCTCCAGGATTCGTCGATGAATTGTAGGCCCCAAAATAAGTTTCAACAACGCCAAGGTCGTTCCGCCATACCTGGACGCCCTGGGTTGGGGTCATGAACTTCGCATCCCGCTCCACGGCCGAGGCCACGATCGCGGGGAATGACTTGACGGCCAACTTGCGGATGTCATAAACGACGACGGTGGTGTTCGCCGAGTTACACCACGCCCAGGCGATTGGTTGGTCCGTGAGGACGCCCTGGTTGGTGTTCAATGTTGGGAATGAAGTTGGAGGAGCGGTCGGAGTGGTCGTCGTTGTAGTTGCTCCCGCAATCGCAACGAGGGCCGACGTGTTGGTTGCCCAGGTGCGACGGAGTGCGATGACATACCATTGACCGTTCACGGGAGTCGTCATGGCGACGGTTTCCGCGCCCGAGTTAGTGGAGACGACGCCGTCACCATAGAGGGAACCGGCGGCAACCGATACGGAACGCGCACCACCGACGGCGGTGACGATACAATCGCCACTCGCGGCCGCGACGTAGTCATTGCCGAGGAGGCCCGCCATTTGTGACCATTGAGCCTCGTTGATACTTCCGTCAAAACCGACGTTAGTCCATGCCATAATTTTTCCTTACCTGTCTTTAGATATTCTACGCTGGGCGCGTGCGAGATGGGCGATAGTGTGCGCTAGTTGTTGGTTGGGGTCGTTCTCAACGTGTCCAAGGATTGGGGTGACATTGAATATCCCATTCCCGAACTCGAAGTCGCATTGGGTGATTTGTTCCGTGAATAATGTTCCGGTGATGGACTTGATGGTGACCGTGTCACCGAGTTGGATTCCATCGGAACCTCCGAAGTGGAACGTCTCCGTCTCGGAGAGTACCGCATTGATGCCGTAACGTGGCACGCCTTCGGCGAGTGATTGAGAGGCGACGGCCGCGATGGATGCAGAGAATGCCGCCTTGTTGGCCGCCGACACGTCGGAGCGGAGGAGATAGTATTTCGCGACCTTGAGTTCTTCGACGGTCAATCCTTCGGGCCAAATAATATCCGCACCCGAGGAGGCATCCTGGAACACTTCGACGATGTCGTTGTATTCCGCTTCGAGGCCGGTGGTGTCGGAGAATGACTTGAAGTAACGGTCCGCGACGTCTCCAGGTCCTCCCAGGAATGCGCGGGTCATTGTTGGGGCCTTGAATGACCAGGAACCTTCCGCGATGACACCCGATTCGGCGGTGAGTGGCATATCCCAAGTGCCTGGGATAAATACGTCGGCCGTGATCGTGGAAGTCCTTGGGACTTGTTGAAGTTTGAGGCCAAGTCCATCGAGGCCAAGAATCATTCCGCACGCCGCCTCAAGTGTCTCCAGACGGAGCGAGGGGAGCAATCCTGGAGTCTTGATGTCTCCGCCACGGTGAAGGTCGGTGGCGACCGTGACGGGGCGTCCAAGGCGTGTCACGGCATTCTCCGTGATGAGAGTCTTGATGGCCGTCTCGGCATAAACAACGGACGGGTTCCAATAGTAATAACCTGTTTGACCGATAGTTGTTCCGGAGGTTCCCTGGGTCAACGCGCCGCCTGGGAGCCATGCTTGAGCCTGGGCTGTAGGGTCGTCATTGTTTTTGACAGAGATTGCGGTGGCCTCGACCTGGTTCGCTGGGCGAATGAATGCCAGGGTGTTAGTTAGGATGCGCCAATCCGATTCCAGGGTCACCGTTATCGAACCGTTACGGAGGATTGACCCTTGAAGGGCCGTGACTACTCCGGAGAATAGGTCGGCGTCACGATATATCATTGTCACTCTCGCGCCTGGTTCAACCAGGTCGGAGATGATGGGATCATCGGCAGAGAGTTCAATCTGGAAGACGGAGAGGCCATTGAAGACAACGGAACCAGTGATGGAGATGGGATTTCCAATAGTTCCGACCCAAGTGAAGTCGTTGGCGTAGACGTCAATCCGGCCGGGGAAGTATGTGACGAGGTCCGCCATTAGAACGCCCTCCAATAGACGGGCGCGAATGAGGCCGTGATTGTTCCGGTTCCGACGACGTCGATTCCTACGTTGACGGGGAGGCCCGTCGCGGGGAGTGCCGCGAAGTCGGCGGAAGTGAGATTTCTAGTGACCTTCGTTCCGTCTGAGAGATAAGCGATTTGGTTGAGAGGTGACGTCTCAATGGTGAGAGTGTTGCCTGTGGTCACGGTAATCGCTCCGGCGATATGGTGGCCGCCAATCTCCAAGTCGAACGATGTCATTGGGCCTTGAATGGTCCATGTTATCCAAGAGTCTTGGTCCCCTGGATTAGTGAGGGTAGAGTCCGTGCCACCGGTTGACTTGACGATGTTGAAGGGTGTTGCGCCGGAACCGTTCGCGAAGAATGTGGCGGTCCCCTCGGGGCCAAGGCCGAACGAAAATGATTGAGTTGGGCCGCGGAACCATGGGTCATCCGCGATGAGAGTCAATCCGAACGTCCTCATTTCTTGGACCTTCACATAAGGGTCCACGGTGAAGGCCGCGGAACCATCATCGACGAGGCGGGCTTCGATGGAACGTGTCGCACCGTTCGAATCCGTGACGGCGAGAGTTCCATTCTGGCCAAGTGCTAATCCATCCCAGAACATTCGCTGGATGACATTGATGAATAATTCGCGAGGCTCCAGACGCCACGATTGGAGTGTCTGGCCATGGACTAGGGCCGTCTGACGGACCGTGTCGAATGTGATGGGCATTCCAAGGCCCTGGATGCCCGCATTGGTCAACGCCACGGGGCCATTGATGAGGTCCCATTCTTCGCCGTTGGTGTCTGTCCAAGTGATTCCGAGCATTAGCGAACTCCGATTATTCCGTTGAGGCCCTGGAGGGCGTAGGCCTGACGTTGTTTGCGTGCGATCATGTCGGCAACGGCCGCGGGGTCCCATCCGACGTTCCCTTGGATGGTGACGTTGACGCCGTTGCCGCCCATTCCCTTAAGTTTGTCGAGCGGGATGACGGCCTCGGCCTGGCCAGCCTCTCCAATAGTGGCGAGAGTTCCACCTGGGCGAGGCATAACGATTCCACCCTTAGCGAGTTTCGGTGCGTTGATTGCTCCGGACATGGTGGCGGAGACGTTGACCTTTTTTCCTCCAAGGCCGAGGAGGTCCGCGAACCAACCGACGAGTCCAGAGATTCCGTCGATGACGGGGCCAATGACATTATCGAGGAGCCAAGTCAGAGTGTTTCCGAATGTTTCAATGATGGGAATGAGGAGAGGGAGGACGGCGTCAAGTAGTTGAATGAGCGGGTCGAGAAGTGCCATGAATAAGTCGAGAAGTGGCGGGAGGAGTTTCTCAATGAATGGCATGAATGCCTCGAGGAGAGACATGACCACGGGGACGATGGCATTGAATACGTCGAGAAGTGGCGGGAGAATCTTTTCGAGAAGTGGCGCGAATGCCTCAACAAGTTGAACGATGATGGGAACTAATGGCGTGATGACGGCCATGAGGAACTCCATGAGTGGAGGAAGTAACGTCTCGATGAGGGAGATGAGTGGCGGGAGGATGCCGTCAATCAATGGCATGAATGCCTCGACCAGGGTGAGGATGACGGGGACGAGAAGTTTCACTAGGTCCATGAGTGGAGGAAGTAGCGAGAGAATCAAGTCCATGAGTGGAGGCAATAGAGGCATGATGGCCTCGAGGAGTTGCCCGAACGTCGTCGAGAGCTCTTCGAGGAATACCTGGAACGCGGGGTCCGCGGTTAGGTTCGTGATGAAGTCCGCGATGACGGGGACAATCTTTTCGATTGCGGGGAGGAGTGCCTTCCCAACCGTCTCCATGAGGTTCTCGAAAATAACCTTGAGACGTTCGAATGGGTTCGCGGCGGCCTCGGCGGCTCCCGCGTATTTCTGGCCAAGTGTTTCGATGAGGTAGGCCTGTGCCCCGGCCTCGTCCCCATTGGCCACCATAGCCTCATAGACGGCCTTTTGGGAATCCTCCAGGACGATTCCCTGGCGGGTAAGTTTTGAGAGGGCCGTCTCGGAATCTCCAGCGACCTTCGTGAATGCTAGTCCAATGGACCCGATATCTTTTCCGGTTCCCTTGGCCACGTCGGCGGCCACGGTTGCCAGGTTGTTGATTCCTTCGGTTCCCAGGGCGGCCAAGGATGGAGTCGCCAACCATCCCGTCTTCATCGAGTTGAACAACTCGTCATCGAGGCCGGTGAGTTCCGCCAACTTTGTCGAGTGATCGTCGAGGGCCTTCGTGGCCTTGGCAATATCTCCAGCGGATTCCCCGAAGACGCCCGCGTTCTTTGCGGCGTTCTCCATGCCCTTCGAGATGGCCTCTGATTCCGCGGCGGCCTTGACGGATGCCACACCGAACGCGATGGCGGCGGTTCCAGCGGCCGCGAATGCTACTCCGGCCGCGATGCCGACATTCTTGAGGCCCTTGGTGAGGAAGTTGGTGTCATCGCCCGCCGATTTCATCGACGAGGAGAATCGTTTCGTGTCCGCGAGGACGTTCACGTTGACGATTGGTGACGCCATGTCTTCCTCCTAAATATGGTCCGACCAGGCGCGAGTCACCTGGCCGGATTTTGTTATCGCCTGGACTTCTTGAGTGTCTCTAGGACACTCTCTCGCTCGACCAGGGTCAATTCTTTATAGTCACGGGGAGAGAGGTTTGCGTGGATGATGAACCATGCCATGTCGTCCGCCCTCTCCTTCGCTAGTTTTTTGAGGCCTCGTCATCCCCGCCAATAAGGGAGGTGATTTCTGCCATGGTCAAATTGTTCGCCATCTCGAGCGTGAACTTTTGGTCCTCGCGTCGCTTGATAACGAATCCTAGGGCGGCCATTAGTTTTCCCTTGGGTTTGTCATCATCAGAAAGAGACGCTAGGGGAAGGCCCGAGAGTTCTTCAATCTTGGCGACTTCGCCCATTGTGAGGTTCTTGATGTCCATTGTTTTACTCGCTTTTCTAATCTAGGTTATTGCGCTTGAGGATGTCCCCAATGCCTTCCTCAATCTTATTGAAGACTTGAGTTCTTGTGGCCCGGACCGCGTCGAATAGGAACGGATTCTCTTTTTGGTAGAGGCCACCCTTGTCCGAGTTGTATCGTCCGAAGTAAACGAAACGGGCATAAGGCACTCGAGCGGAACCGGCCTTGATAGAGGCCTTCGTCTTTGCCTTGGATGCTCGGATGTTTGACTTGAGTTTTCCGGTGCGGGACGGAGCGAGAGAGATTGCGCGGCGTGCCACGATCTCTCCCGCCTCGCCCATCACTTCTTTGATGTCCTCGGCGGCTACTCCGGCGCGTTCCATATTCCTCACCAGGTCGCGAAGTCCGGTCACTCGGACCGTCACTCCGCCTTCGGTAAAGTCAATATCCCCGCCGGAGGCCATGAACTAGACTCCGCGGTCGAGTTCGGGTTCTTCCTGGCAATCCAGGCGAACCTCGAAAGTGAACTCACCGGTTACGGATGCCTCGCCACCGATGGAAGGCTTGGGGCCAATCTTCACGGTTCCGATAAGGTGAGGTTCGGTGCTTGATGCGGTTGCGTTGCCGTGGACCGCGTACTTGTAGGCCACAACTTCGCCGGTGTTCTCCCAGAGGTAGGACCAGAATGAAGTCGGGTCCGTTGACTGGATTGCTCCAACGGTGAAATAGTAAGTCCGTGAACCGGCCTTCGATGCGTCCTCGAACGTGGTCACGCCCGCGGCGGAATCCTCATTCTCGAACATGACGGAAGTTGCGTCGGCCCAATAATCGGTCCCCCCGAAGGTTAGGGCCAGGGCGTTTCCCTTGATGCGTGTTGACATTGTGCCTCCTAGGGGCGGATTGAATTGTTTATTGAGATAGTGGCCGCGAGATATTGTTGGCCGTTGGCCTCCAACGCGTAGGGAGACGAGACTTGCTCGATGAGATAACCGGAGTTGATAAGTGCCACGATGGCATTCTCAATCTGGTCGTCCAATCCCGACGTGATGACCTGGTTCGAGGCCGTCCCCATAATGAGTTCGACCTGGAAGTGTGCCGTCAAGGTTCCAAACGTGAGGCCCGATTCCACATAGGGAGAACCTGGCATCACTACGGCCGAGGGAACGATGAGGCGGCCGGGAGCATAAGGGAACGCCGGAATCGAGGTCGCCGTGTTTACGGCGTCCGCGATGGCTTGCCTCATGTCACCGATTGTACTCATGCGAGGCCCGGAACCATGAATCGTTGAAGGAGCGGATATGCGCCAAGCATGGGGTCGCGTGCTACACGGACGGGAGAACCGTCCATGGATGCGAATTGCGCAATCCCATTGGGAGCCTGGCGGCGATGGTAAAGTTCGGAACCAACCTCCAGGAAGGCACGATCGAGGATGGCCACGGGGACCGTCTCGTCGCCGACGAATACGTTGACGAGGGCGGTTGCCTCATCCCAGCATTCCTCAACGTAGGCGGCATCGGATTCCGGTGCGCCAACGTATTCCTGGAGGTTGGTGTAATCCATTGAACTAGTCCTTAGTCAACAATCACGGGAACGATTGCGGATGGGATTTCGTGAGCAACCGCACCGAACATGTAGACGGAGAATTGCTTGGACAGGTTCACGATGTTCTCGTCCTGGAGACGAGCAACGGCGGAACCGTAGAAACGGAGTGCGCCCGAGTTGACGAATGCAATCTCGTCGGATGCGAGGCCCGCGTCCATGATCACAGGAATCGAAGCCAAGTCGCCCGAAAGGCCACGAACCGAGAGGCTTCCAACATTGTTGGAACCCGCACCGGTTACAAGGAAGACGGGACGGCCATCGGCGGACTCAACGGTGAGGAGCGACTTGAAGGTCGCCTTGTCAACAATGAGAGCGTCAAGGGTGAGGCCCTGTGCCTGGAACTTTACCTGTGCATCAATAGCCGCGTTTAAC